TAGTTGTTTCAGATTGTATCGCTCTTTGTGGTAAAAACTTTTGAGTTGCTTGAATGATAATTCTTTGAGCAACTTCATAAACTTTTTCTTTAGAAAATTCCAAAGATGGTTTTGTTTCTTTTTGCTTACCATAATTAACATCATCTATATTTGAATTTCTATTTGAAAATTCATTAAACATAGATTTTCTGAATGAGTTGTATATTTTAGTTACCATAGAATCAAATCCACTTATACCAAATTCAGATACAAAGTTATTGTACCATCTCTCACCATAAGTTTTTTTGATAAATAATCCTACCTCAGTTGGATTAATCATTTCAACGAAGTTTGAAACATATGGAATAATATCATCTCTGAAATTAGAACCTCTTTGTAAAATATCATATCTAGTAAGTAAATCCGTTTTCTTAGATACTTCATTTATAATAGGTAATAATCTAACCTCACTTCTTGATGGAGATATTTCTTTTATCCAAAGTTTTTCATTTAAGTTATCAAATCCAACTCTTTTATTTAGAAGTGTGATTTGTGTTTTAAATATACCATTGTTGTATCCCGCTTCATTTATTAATCTTTCAACATCGATAAAATATTCATTTGGAAATTGAAAAGCTTGAAATTTAGTACCATCTGCTATTAAAAAATAATCTTTAATGTTTTCTGAACTAAGTGGAATGTATCTAACCAATTTTTCTTCACTACCTTGAGGAAGTTGATTATCATTAGCATCATAAACAATAAATTCAATCATATCTGAATCTGAAAATCCAAAAAATGATTGTAGAGTGCCTTCTTCGAAAATCTCTCTATCTTTGGTAGAGATTCGATACCCTTTGTTATCTATTATTTCTTTAAATGTTCTAATTGCCATTATCCTGATTTTCTATTTTTTCTTAAATGAGCCGTTAATGTTACTTCATCCGTTGAACCATTATCAAAAGTTACTTTTACTGTTAAAGTTCTATTCTTATAGGTGGTTGCTTTACCTTTCCAACCAATTCTTCTCCTTCTTGGTTGAATCCCACCACGTTTTCCTGGTCCTGTTCCACTTCCTCCAATTACATCGTTATTATATTCTAATTGATATGTTTCAGAACTTTCTGCGGCAATAGTTGTTGCACCGTTTTTGACTTTAAACCAATTCGGTTCTCCAGCAAATGTAAATGCTACATTTGTTATATTTAAATCGGTAGTAACATTACTTACTTCTATTGTGTTACTCATTGTTCTACCACCACCTGCGTTATGACTGGTTGATGTGTATATATCAGCATCAGGGGAAGTTTTTGGATTAGTTACCTTAACTGTAAAGTTATTATTTGCTCCACTTTTAGCGCCTTCTGCAGTTTGAGCAGATAATCCAAATAATTGTTCTCTTAACGATTCGTTTTCTTGAACCAATGCTTCATTTCTAGCGGTTAGTGATACTCTCTGAATTGCTTCATTAATTGAGTTTTGTACTGCATTTTGTAAATCAATTGTTGTTGATGAAATTTGAGTATTAGCTATATCCCTTTGGTCGTTTGCTATATTAGCGTTTAGTTTTTCATTATCAGTTTCAATTCGTAGTACTTCTACTATACTTTCTAATTCAGCTATAATACTATTTAATTCATTAATTGTAAGATTAGCTTGTTCTAATTGTTTTGTTAAATCATCTATTTGCTCTAATGCGGTGTTATATACTGAACGAAGTACTGTATCTGGTTGTGGTGCTGGTATGTTTGGTATGAGTTCAAATATTCTAGTATCTATTGATTTTTCCAATTCAACACTATCATACTTAGGTCTAATTAACTGACCTCCCACAATACCCCCATCTATTTCTTGCTCACTAATATATCCATATAATTCATCATAATTAGCACTATTAACACCATCCCAATTTATTGTAGATGGATTTACATTTGGTTCTATTGTTGTAGAATCAAGTGGTTTATTTTTAATTACATCTGATAATGGATTAATTGGCTTACCCTTAACTACATTTCTTTTAGCAATACGCACACCACGTTTGTTTCTTTTAGGAAGATTAAGAGAACCACCTTCTTTAAGTTTTTTGACAAACTCTTCTCTACCAAGTCCACGATTCATAGGTTCTTTTTCGTTACCCATAGCATCTTGACCCCGCTTTATAGATTCTGCCTTTTTTTGTGCTTTATTCTTTTTAAACATTGTTTATGAAATTACGCTAAATGTATAATCATCATCAAAGAAATAATCAGTTCCATTGATACTAACCTTAAATTCTATAATATACACCCTATCAACTTCCCAATTAGATAAATTTAGTTTTAAGTAATTTCCATCAGAATCACAACTTAATTTTGTATAATCTGAAAATGGAACTACTACTTCACCCGAATGATAATCGGATATTTGATAATATGATGTTGTTGGTAAGAATTTACTAATACCATATTGTGCCGTTGATGAAAATGTTTTAGTAGGATATAAATCCCTACCAACCACTCTCAGTTTTGGAGTTGTATTTACTTTGTATTCTTTTTTGAAATTTCTAATTCCAACTTTAATTGCTTCAGATGTTAATTCGGTTAATGAACCAGTTGAAAATGATGTATCATCCCAACCTATTCTAACTTTTGGTTGATGTATTGTATTTGTCTCTTTACTAAATAATCTAAGAATACCATAATCATTATTATCTTCTTCTTTTTCTAATGATAACTTTAACATAATACCATCATTTGGGATTGAACCACTAATCCAATCAGCCATAATATCTTTAATATCCATATAAACATCAGTAGTTTTATACTGAAAGTTTTGTGAGGAAGAAGATGCGTAATAAAATGTACCACCCTTACCTTCATATGAACCAGTAGATACACTACTAAATTCAGATGTTTCTAACCATCGTAATACAGAATCACCCTCTCTATTGTTCCAAGTTACACCAGAAGTTGTAATATTATCAAATCTAGTACCATTACCCATTTCCCAACTTTGTGAAATTGGATATGCTTCTAATGTAAACTCTAATGGTAGTTCTTCTGATTCGGTTTCCTTTAATATAAGTGTTGCATCTGACATTGATACTGAACCATCTGCTAAGCTTGATGATAACCCACTTACATCGAATTTAAGAAGTGCTCTGGATACATCTTTAATATTACCATAGTAAACCTTACTTACTTCTAATACTTCATCTAAACCAGCGTTTTGGTCAGGTTGTTGTAAGTACACCGATGCATCCTTTGATGCTGTTAAAAAATAGTATGCCATTATCTCGCCCTCCCTTTAATATCCGAATCCGGAAATTTAACTTCGAAAACCGATGGGTCTAAAGATGGATATAAAATCTTATCTTTAATCGCCGCTTCTATATTATATGAGTTTGGTGAATATTGCCCACCACACTTATTTACAATTTTTAATTTTGGTACTGAACTAACTCCGTCAACATTTGCCACTATTAACTCTAATTCAGAAATATTAATTGTGTTATTGAAAGTCCAACTATCAATATTTAAATAATCTTTTAATTCCGATATACAATCGGAAATTACCTCACTTTTATTATAATTTTTTAAAGTAATTACTTCAAATTCAATTCCTATATTAACAATAAACCCATCATTAATATTAATACCATCAGTTAAAATTTTATATTCCGATAAATATGTTTTTAAATTTTCCTTTACCGCTCTATTAAGATTTGATAATTTTTTATTTGAATCGTATCCTAACAAATATAAATTTATTGCGAATGGATTATTTTTTTCATTATCATTTGATGTTTTTCCAGTTAGATATTTTTGTATTTCTTGTTGAACACTTTTTCTATTAGGTTCTTCACTATCCGGCTTCTCAACAAAGCTCATCACCAAATCAGTAAACTCTTGTAGAGAATTTGGTGAAGAAAGAATCGATGAAGGGGAATTATTATCTAATGTACCATCTGCCGTAGCGTATGCTTTTGCAATAGAACCAAACTTAGTTGGCATCGATAATGCTCTTACCTCATAATCTTTTGCAGTTACTGCTCTATTCTGAGAGCCGAAGTTTGCTAAAGCGTTTTGTCTAATCTCTTCGATTGTATCTCCACCTTTACCACCAGTTGCAGGAACTTCGTTATCTACTGCAATTGAGTTTTTAGCTGAATTATAAATTGCTAGTTGCGTTGGTGTAAATAATGTTGTATCCTCTTCAAATTCACTATTTCTAATTTGAGTAATTGTTCCTTTTTGAACATTTGATTCTACACCACCACCAACTAAATATTTTACAGTTATGGTTGTATTTGATGGTGATGAACCATAAGTTTTAGTTTTTAAAAAGTTAGTTGGGTCAAATGACTCTTCTAATTTAGAAATAGAATTAGGTAATCCCAATCCAACATTTTTTAAATTAGGAATAATTGTTTCATCATTTGATGTTGGGTCTCCTGCACCAAACTGAATAGTTGTTGTACTATCTGGATTAACCTGCTTAACAAATCTACGAGATGTTTTAAGTGTGTTTAATACATATGGTACTGTTGATTTAAATTGATAAAGGTCTGGGTCATTACTTTCCGTATTTGGATAATCCACAAATACCAATTCTTGTGCTAAGTAAGGAACCTCATACCATTTGTTTCCATTTGAATCTCTTACATCATAGATATCTATAATGTTTGTATCGAATAAATTAATTTTTTGAAATTCTTCATATGAACCAAATGTGAATTCTTCTTCTACTAATTGAGCTGATATAACTTTTACTAATTTTTTAACCAAATAGAAAGAAGTTTCTCCACTAACAGAATCAGTTTGATATATTGTAATTTCCCTATCAGTTGAATCTGAAAAATCAACTACATCTCTTGTAATAAACGATACACCATTTGAAGATTCTAATATCATACCTTCTTTAATTTTTAAAAGATACGTTTCATCAAATGTATTATTTGCACCTGTTCCAGTTGATGGAACCAATTGGTAAACTGAAAGAGTTGTTACTGCTGGTGAGGATACTTTTGGTTTATATCCTAAGTATTGCGAAAGTGATATTACATTTTCAATATCATCAGCATGTACCATTAATGATTCCTTTAAGGTATCATCAACATAATATGAAAGTGAATCTCCAATATAAGATGCCATTTCAATGAACATCATACCAGGAGAGGATTCGTTAAAATCAGAATAAGTTGCTGGGAAATAAGTTTTAGCAAACTCAATAAGATTAGTTCTGAATTCAGTAAAATCTTTATTAAGGTATTTTATATCCTTACCTCTGCCCTTAAAATTCTTTGTTGTTTTTGCTATTGCCATATCTTATTATCCCTGAACTGTAAATGTTAAAGTTTCTAAATTAATATCATCTCCAATTCTAAATTTAATCGAAACATTTAATTTATTGTTATCTCTCAATTCATCAGTTGATTCAATATCAATTTCTTCTGCTGTAACATAAGGTAACCATTGTTCTAAACTATCATTTATGGTATCTTCTATTCTACCTTCTAAATCATCTACATTTGGTTCAAACAATAATGCCTGTAAACCACTCCCAAATTCGGGTTGTATAATACGTTCCCCTCTTTTAGTAAGTAGAAGATTTTTAATATTTGATTTAACTTGGTCTTTGGTTAGAAATGCTTGCTCGAATGTATTCTCACCAAATTGTAATGGCAAGGTGATACCGATTGCATAATTTGCAAACTCTTTGGTATCCTTTACAATTCTTCTTCCTAACTCAACTGCCATAATTTATATTACATTCCTGGTCTCCAAGGACCTTTCTTTTTATCTACTGCTTTCAATAATTGTCTATAATCTTTATTTAACAATTTATCCATTCCAGCATTTCCAGTTTGAACTGGTTGTTGTCCGTAACCCATTTGTTGTGCTATATTTGATGCACCTAATGTATGTGTATCATTAGTAGTGAAGTTCATAGTTCTATACTCTTCACCAGTTGATTGTCTTTGTTGTGCGTTAAAAGGTTGTGTTTGTGCCAAGACCTCATTTAGTGCAGGATTTTTACTAAATGTTCTTTGTGGTTGAACTGGTTCTTCCACTACATTTGAATCCATAAATGTTGGTTGTTTTGGTGTAATAGCTTCTTTAAGTTTTTTGTTTTCTTTCAATAACTTAGCCATTTCTTTCTTAACACCCTCTTTAACGAGTTTAGGAAGAATCACTTTGATTTCCTCCTTAACTATAATTTGTATTGCTTTTACTAATTTGTCAGTGTCCATTGTATAAAATGTTTTCCTTTCTATATAAATATTTGATTTAGGTTTTTTTAATTTTTAATACAATCCGGTCGTATTGCAACCAATTGTTTCTTAAATTCTTCTATTTGTTTGTTAATGCTATTACCACCACCCATATCAGTAATATCATCACCTAACGATGAATTTACCATATCTTCAAAAGAACTATCTCCAGTTATACCATCACCTAATACATTACCATCATCTCCACCAGAACCATCTCCACCAGAGTTTCCATCATCTCCACCACTACCATCATCACCACCAGAGCCATCACCATCATTGGTTAATTCATATTCTTGAATAGGACCAACTTCACTTATAGTGTTATTATCAGCCTGCTCTATTACAGGGGATTCACTACCATCGGCTGATGGGAAGTTTGGATTTG